GCCGAAGTGTTCAAGCGCTGGGTGCCCGAGCATGTGGTCAACGGTCTGTCGCCCAAGACGCTCGCCGCCTTCCTGTCCTTTATCTACAACGTCGGCCCCGGTGCCAAAGGCATGAAGGACGGCTTTGTCTGGCTCAAGGACGGCCGCCACTCGACCATGCTGCTACACCTGCGTGCCGGACGTGTAGCCGAGGCCTGTGCTGAGTTTCGCTACCCACAATGGACCAGCGCAGGGGGGCGCCAGCTGCGTGGCCTGGTCCGTCGCCGAGCGGCTGAGCGACAGCTGTGCGAGGCCGAACTATGAGCCCCTCGACTATCCGCGACGGCCTGCTTGGCCTAGTGCCTTGGTTGCTGATCAGCGCCGCCGCTCTGGCAACCCACTACATGCTCGAAGCTGCCCGCGACGAGGGCCGAGAGTCTGGCCTGGCAACAGGCCGTGCCGAGCTGGCCGAGCTGCGCAGCCAGTATGCCGCCGAGAGGGCCAAGGCCGCCGATCAGGAGCTGGCCGATGCCAAAGCTGCCGCGAAACGTGAGCAGGAACAGGCAAAACGAGCCGACGAGCTGGCCAGCCAGCTTGTCCAGCAACAGCGTGATCACCGCACCACCACCGACCGACTCTCCGGGGAGATTGCCCGTGTTAATGACCTGTACCGCAAGGCGCGCGATGCAGCGCCTGAGCCTCTGCCTGCTTGCGTGTTCACTCGCGGCTTTGTCCGGGTGTGGAACGAAGCCGCCGGAGCAGCCGTGCCAGCCCTGGCCGATCCCGAGCGAACTGCTGCGCAAGTCGTCGAAGCCCTCGCCACTGACCAGCTCGATGCAGGCATCAGCCGCGCCGACCTTTTGGCCCACCACATCCGCTACTCCGAGCAGTGCCGCAACACCGCAGCACAACTGGACCAGCTGATCGACGCAATAGAGGGGAAGCACTGATGCAGATGGACTTTGCCGACGCCGTGGGCTGGGCAATCACGCTGCTCGGCATCTTCAGCACGCTTGTTTTCGGGCTGGTGAAGTTGCTGCTGGCGCAACTGGAAAAACGCCTGGGAGAGAAGTTCTCAGCCCAGGACAGGGAAATAGCCAAGTTGGCCGAGCTGGAGCGCGACTTCCTGCGCTTCCAGGCCGAACTACCGCTGCAGTACGTCCATCGCTCGGACTACGTGCGTAACCAGACCGTTATCGAGGCCAAGCTCGACGGGCTTCGCGACAAGCTCGAAGTGGTCCAGCTGAAAGGAGCTTAAACATGATCGATGCCGCCAAGATTCGCCGCGAGTCCATGCGCTGGTACATCTTGCTGACCCTGAACAACGCCCGCCCGGTAGACCCGCATGAGGCTCTGGTGCTGACGACTATTCAGGGCATCTACACCGACGCATCCCAACTGGAAGTGCGGAGCGAGCTGGACTACCTGGCCGACCGCAGCCTGGTAACCATCGACAAGCGCCCCGATGGCCAGTGGGTGTGTGGGCTGACGCATTGCGGCGTGGATATTGTCGAGTACACCATCCCCTGCAAGCCGGGCATTGCCCGCCCTTCGCGAGGCTGAACCAATGCCGCCGCGTGGCAAAGTCGCTCAGCTCCCGCCCGAGGTTAAGGCCTGGCTCGACCAGGCCCTGGTGGAAAGCAATTTTTCCGGCTACGAGGCCCTGTCCACTGAGCTGGCCGAGCGCGGCTTTAGCATCGGCAAGTCGGCCCTGCACACCTACGGCCAAGGCTTCGAGGAGCGGCTGTCTGCACTCAAGATGGCCAGCGAGCAGGCTAAGGCCGTGGTGGCCGCCGCGCCTGATGAGGAGGGTGCGGTCAACGAGGCACTCATGCGCCTGGTGCAAGAGCACCTTTTCAAGCTGCTCATGAGCCAAGACGGCAAGATCGATCTGCCCAAAGTGGCCAAAGCTGTGGCCGAGTTAGGCCGCGCCGCTGTGGTTCAGAAAAAGTGGCAGGCCGAGGTCAGAGCCAAGGCCGAGGCGGCCGCACAGAACGTCGAGAAGATCGCCAAGAAAGGTGGCCTCAACGCCGACACAGTGGCTGCAATCCGCCGGGAAATCCTGGGGGTGGCGGGATGAGTGCGCTGCTAACCAAGCCGCAGATGGAGAAGGACCCGCTGCACCAGGCCATCAGTAACACCGCTGGCGTAGAGGTGCCCGCCGTGCTGCTGGGCTATCAGAAGCGCTGGATTGGTATTCGCGCCCCGCTCAAGGTGGGCGAGAAAAGCCGGCGTATCGGTCTGACCTGGGCCGAGGCTGCGGACAACGTGCTGACGGCTGCGGCGGCTAAGTCGGCTGGCGGCCAGACCGTCTACTACCTCGGCTACAACCAGGACATGACGGTCGAGTACATCCAGGCCTGTGCCATGTGGTCGCGTGCCTTCAATTACGCGGCGGGCGAGATCGAGGAAGGCATCTGGCCGGATGAAGACCCCGACAAGCACATCAAGACCTACACCATCACCTACCCAGGCGGAAACCGCATCGTCGCGCTGACCAGCCGGCCGAGCAACCTGCGCGGCCGCCAGGGAGTGGTGGTGATAGATGAGGCCGCTTTCCACGCTGATCTGGCGCAGCTGCTCAAGGCTGCGATGGCGCTTCTCATTTGGGGCGGCGAGGTGCATGTGATCAGCACTCACGACGGCACCGACAATCCGTTTAACGAGCTGATCGAGGAGATACGTGCCGGTAAGCGTAAGGGTGAGCTGTTCCGCTGCACCTTCAAGGAAGCGGTAGAGGACGGTCTCTACAACCGTGTGTGTATGCGCAAGGGCATCGACTGGAGCGAGGACGAGCAGACCGAGTGGGTCGAGGACGTATACAAGTTTTACGGCACCGACGCCGAGGAGGAGCTTGATTGCGTGCCCAGCCAGGGCGGCGGCACCTACCTGAGCCTGGCCATGCTGGAGCAACGCAGCCGGGCCGGCGTGCCGGTTCTGCGCTTGGCCTATCCAGCGGGGTATGTCACCACCGCCGAGGAGCTACGTCTGGCCGATAGCCTGGCATGGTGTGAGCGCGAATTGGCGCCGCTCTTGGCACAACTGCCACCCAGCGCCTGGAGCTTCTACGGCATGGACTTCGCGCGCAGCGGTGACCTGTCGGTGATCGTGCCGCTGATCCAAGAGCAGGACAGCCGCAAGCGCGTGCCCTTCATGGTCGAGATGCGCGGGGTGCCGTTCAAGCAGCAGGAGCAGATTCTATTTTTCATCGTGGACCGCCTGCCGAGCTTCATGGCCGGGGCCAACGATGCGCGTGGCAACGGTCAGCAGCTGGCCGAGGCGGCGGCGGTGAAGTACGGGCACACCCGCATCAGCCAGGTGATGCTCACCGAGGGCTGGTATCGGGACAACATGCCCGGCCTGAAAGCTGACCTTGAGGACGGAACCCTCTACGACCTGCCGGCCGACCGCGATGTGATAGGCGACCTGCGCGCCTTCAAGACCATTCGAGGCGTGGCCCGTATCCCCGACTCGCGCACCAGCGACGACGCCGGCAAGCGCCACGGCGACAGCGGCATAGCTCTGGCCCTGGCCCGCTTCGCCACCCGCCTGGAAATCGAGCGCTATGGCTATGAGGCCGTGCGCCCAGCCAACGGCAATTCCTTTGACGACGATGACACGCCCCCGAACGGCTGGAGCGTGGGAGGTATTTGGTAATGGCTCAGTCGGTGATTGTTGACGAGCACGGCCGGCCGATCAGTAAAGCGGGGCTGTTGCAGGAAGTGGTGCAGGCCAGCACCACTGGCGTCTTTCAGGCCTGGTCTACCGCCGCCGTTTCCAGTTCGCTGGACCCTGCCAGGCTACGCAGCATTATGACGGCCGCCGCCTCGGGCGATATGGTCGACTACCTGACGCTGGCCGAGGAAATGGAAGAGAAGGACCCGCACTATGCAGCGGTGCTAGGCACCCGCAAGCGGGCTGTCTCCGGCCTGCCGGTCACCGTCGAAGCGGCCAGCAAGGACGCTCGCGACGAGGAGCTGGCCGAGGTCGTGCGCGGACTTACCGAGGCGCCCGAATTCGGCGACATGATGGACGATCTGCTGGATGCCATCGGCAAGGGCTTCTCGGTGGTCGAGCCGATCTGGCAGCTGATCGACGGCAAGTTCCAGCCGAAGGCCTACGAGTACCGCGACCCGCGCTGGTTTCAGTTCGACAAGGTGACGGGCAAGCGCCTGCAACTGCGCAGTGAAGGCGCTGAGGGCGCCGAGCTACCACCCGGCCGCCTGGTCGTGCATCAGCCGCGGCTGAAATCGGGCCTGCCGATTCGCGGCGGTGTGGCCCGTCTGGTGGCTGTCTCATATATGTGCAAGGCATTCAGTCTCAAGGACTGGATGCGATACGCCGAGCTGTTCGGAATGCCGCTGCGCATCGGTCGTTATGGTCCTGGCGCCAAGCCAGACGACATTGCTGTACTGCGCCGCGCTGTTTCCCAGTTGGCTGCTGATGCCGCCGCCATCCTGCCGGATGGGATGAAGATTGAGTTCGAGGAAATCGCCAACGCAGCGGGAGGCGCCGAGCTGTTCGAGCGCTTGGCCGAGTGGCTGGACAAGCAAATCAGCAAGGCTGTGCTGGGCCAGACCATGACCACCGACGACGGGTCGAGCCAAAGCCAGGCCAACGTGCATAACGAAGTGCGCATGGACATCCTGCGCGCCGATGCCAAGCAGCTGGCCGCGACCCTCAATCGCCTGGTGCGCATCTACATCGACCTGAACTACGGGCCGCAACAGCATTACCCGCGCATTGTCCTGCAGGTCACCGAGCCCGAGGACCTCAAGGCCTTGGCTGACGCGCTCACCCCATTCATTGACCGGGGCCTGCGCGTCGAAGAGTCAGCCATTCTGGACAAGTTCGGCCTGGCCGCCGCCGAGGCCAGCGCTATCGTGCTGCGCCCGGCCAATAGCCAGCCAGCACCAGCGCTCAACAGCGAGCGGCAACACTGTGCCTGCCCGGCCTGCGGCAGTCAGCGCAAGGCCCTCAATAGCGAGCAGTACCGCGACGGGCTGGACGCACTGGCAGAGGAAGCCTTGGGCGACTGGCGCCCGCTGATGCAGCCCGTGGTTGCGCCTGTGCATCGCCTGGCTGAAAGCTCGGCCAGCTTCGAGGAGTTCCGCGCCGGCCTGGCCGGGCTGCTGGATGAAATGGACAGCAGCGCTCTGGTCGAGCAGCTGGCGCACGCGGCATTTCGCGCCCGTGGCCAGGGTGACGGGGGCGACCAGCTGTGACCATCAACAGCCAGTCGCCAGGGCCTGTGCCAAAGGATGCGCTGGATTACCTGCGCGCCAAGGGCTACCGCGTCGGCTTCGATCATCGGGACGTGTGGCAGGAGGAACACGCCACGGCCTGGACCGTGGCCAAGGCCATGCGCCTGGACATTTTGGAGACCATCCGCGCCGCCGTTGACCAGATGATCGAGGACGGCCAGAGCTTCGCGCAGTTCCAGCGCGAGCTGCAGCCGATGTTGGAAAAGCTGGGGTGGTGGGGCCTGGGGACTCTGGCCGACCCGCTGACCGGTGAGCAACGCGAGGTGCAGCTGGGCAGCCCGCGCCGCCTGCGCACCATCTTTGACGTGAACTTGCGCACCGCCCATGCGGCGGGCCAGTGGCAGCGCATCGAGCGCACCAGCAAGACCCACCCGTATCTGCTGTACCAGCTGGGGCCAAGCCGCGAACACCGCCCGGAGCATGTGAGCTGGGCCGGCATCATCCTGCGCGCCGACGACCCCTGGTGGCAGACCCACTTCCCCCCGAATGGCTGGGGCTGCAAGTGCTGGGTGCGGCAGGTCAGCCGTCGCGAGGCCGAGCGCTTGCTATCCAGCGGCCGCTACCTGAATGCGGCCCCGGACCTGGGCGAGCAGGAATACGTCAACCAACGCACCGGCCAGATAGTGAAGGTGCCGCGCGGCATCGAGCCGGGCTGGGCATACAACCCCGGCCAGGTATCTCGACAGGCGCGGGCGCAGGAGATCCTCGACGAGAAGGAAGGGGCGAAACCGCCCCCCGCCAAAACGGCCCGTAAAGGCGTTTAAACGAGGGTGCCCGCTACCAGCGTCAGGGGCTGGGGGCGAAATGCATTTCTAACGCGGTTCTAACGCGCTTGGCGGCGATGCCGGCGCCCCATCAGAGATAGGAGAAGGCATATGCCGGACATTCAGACCCAGGCTGGCGGATGGAGCGCCGTGAACAACGCCGCCCTTCCAGTGGGCGCAGCACTGCGAATCCAGAACAAGGGGCCGGTAGCCGTGACCATTCAGGAGCACGCGGGCCAGCCACCGGCCGGCGATACCCAAGGCTGGCTGCTGCAGCCGGGCGAGTCCATCGACATAGATGCAGGCTCGCCAGGTGTTTGGGCGCTGTCGATCCTCGCGGCGGTCATCCTGTTTGGGCAGAGGATTTAACCATGGGTATTCGACCTACAGGTGCGGGAGGCGCAGCGGTTCCTGCTGGCGGTGCCCGCCTCGGGATTATTGGCACGTCGCTGGTGCAGCAGAACGAAGTGGCCACAAGCACCAAGATCAGCCATTCCAGCCGAGGTTGGCTGAGCTGGGCGCGCTTCTTTTCTCGGGACCGATTCATCTGCCCCATCTGGCATGACCAGGCGGCCTACGCCGGCTGGGAACCATCTGGCGTGCCAGGCGCTACACGTAGCTTTCGAGGGCTTAACGCTGGCGTATCCGGGCAGACCATTGCGCAAATCACCAGCCGGCAGCGGTTCCTCTTGGACAACGTGAGCTGCGACTGGGTAATGATCGACGCGGGCACCAACGATATGGGACCGCTCTCGAAGGAGGCCATCCATGCGTCTCGCATCGCCCTTGCCAAGCTCTATCTGGCGGCGGGTAAGCGAGTGATCTTGCTGCCCATCCTTAGCCGTAGCGTTTCCAGCTGGAGTGCGGGCGGAGCGGAAAGGAAGAAGGCCGCATGGCTCAACCAGCAGGCGCGCAGCTTCTGCGCCGCCACCCCCCATTGCTACCTCTATGACTGGAATGCTCGCTGGGTGGACAGCGCCAGTGCCAACGGCGAGCCCATTGCCGGATTCTCGAACGATGGCACCCACTGGTCGGTGCCT